CCGCAAGGGGACCTTGCCGTGGTACTCGATGATATCCACCTGCTGTGACTCATACGTCGTGTTGACGCTCTGCGGATCCTCTTGGTCGATATCGCTGTTCTTCAGCCGCCGGGTAGGATACAGCGGGAGCAAGGCATCCTTGCGGTACACTCCCTGTTCTACCTTCTCCAAAATGTAGTGCATCGGGCGCTGATACCGGATGGCACAGCCCTCCATCTGCTGAATCGTTCTACCCTGAGGATCTGGAACAAATTGATCGGGACGCACAGATTCTATCGAAACGTATACTCTCTTGTTGTTAGTTGCTTTTAGTTCAAAGGTGGATGCTTCACGTTTCGGCTTCTGTTCCTCGCCTAAAAAGACGTTAACTTTAGCAATCAGCGTCCCGAAGATGGCGCCGTTCATGACGGCTTCCATAATCTGATCTTGCGCGTTGACAAGATCCAAGTCTGCTAGTAACTGGTCCCGAAGTAGCTGGCCGCGAATCTGCGCCATGATGTCGTCTGTAACACGCTTCGCGGTATCGAACCACTCCTCTTTGGAGAATACAGCCTCTTCAATTTCCGATACCGTCTGCTCGATGGCCTGTGCCAGAGCGGGCGCGACAATCTTCGAGCGCTCCGAAAGACGGTTCTTATCCTCTTCATTCCACTTGCCCCTCCACCTCCGCCAATACTCGCCCCACAACCGCTGATAGCCCCGGTTGCGGACATCCTCCCATATATTGACGCGCGTAGTAATGTACCCCGCCAGCGCGGACTCCGTGCTGCGGTAAGCGTTCATGACGTTGAGATCCGCGCGGATGGATTCCGGCGTCTCAACTATGATGCTTTGTCCGCGATTCGGCATTACAGACATTTGGAAGCCTTAGTGCTGGTACATCGTCAGGTCGATATCCTCTTCGACAACTTCCTGTGAGGACTCAAAGTTCGCTTTTGCCATCTGGTCTACATACGCGAGGGCGTCGAGGCCATCATCGTGCGCTAGCGGGTCGGGGAAGTCATCGACCTGATCGCAGAACCATGCAACCCATAGTTCATCATTCTTCGATTCTCTTAACAGCTTGATCTTGCCCCGCTCGGAGCGCCCTTGCAGCGCCCACGTAATCCTATCCTGCTTGCGCTGGTTATTGTGCTTTAGGGGCTCAGGCGTGACGTATCGCCCGTAGGTGCGCATGTACTCCTCAAGGTATGGTCCACATGCGTTAAGCAGAACCCCTTGTTCGATTCCCAAGCGGCAACCCGGATGCTCCCGACATTTAAGGACAAGTCGGGCAGAGGTTTCACGGACATCCCAATGCCCATGCTCCATGTTAAGAACAGTCCAGTCATCTTCTCGTATCTGCGTCGTGGCGATTACGGATTCGTCCGTTCGGAGAATTCTATTTCCGGGTTCTTTGATAAATCCCGCAAGATCGGCAGTAATGAATATTGCTCCTCCCCGACTGTCGGCAAAAGGCACAATGAGAAAATTGTCCGATCTGAGTGTCTTTGATCCTCCAGAGACAAATGATGCCTCAAGCTCCTGCTTGATAGTATCACGAGATTTATTGGGATCGTTGGTAATTCGTTCAATTTCTTTCAACTTTAGGAATGGATTATCCTTCGACATGAAGTGAAAGGCTTCCCAGTCCTTCCAGTGATCCGCGTTGCCGGAGATCGGGCTTTCCGGCTTCTCTAGGGCGCCGATGAACAGCTTGTAGAAGTGGTTCTTGCCCTTCGGTGTGCCGATGAACAGCGCACCGCCCTCTACGTCCATTAGCGCCGGATCAATGATGTCATGCCACACATGAGCCTTCATGTCCGCGTATTCATCCAGCACTACGAAGCTGTATCCCTCGCCTCGCAGGCTATCCTCGTTATCTGCCCCCTTGATGTAGATACGCCGGCTGTTGATTAGCTCGAAGTACCCATCATTGATGTTCTCAGAACGAATAAAGCCTCCGGACTTCTCGTATCCGAGAAATGCACGGAGGCGTCGCCACATAAGCCGTTTGGCTTGGTCGAATGTAGGGGCGATGTAGAACACCCCATTTTCTGGTCCGAGCGTGTATCCCCGCTCATTCCTATCCTTCAGAGCCTCTAGCCCTAGATACACGCCGGCTAGGAAAGTCTTGCCGAACCTGCGCCCGGCCACGGCTACCTTGAACCGTGCTGGCGAATTGTATATTGCGGCCTGAGCCGGGTGCAGCCCGACC